ATGCTGACCACGATGGACAAGGCCTGGGTCGGTGGGGTTGTAGCCTTCATAGGGCAGATGCTGTCCGCCAAGCTCGGCTGGGCGAGATGAACGTGCCAGGTATCGAACGGAGCCGCGTAGACAATCGCTGGTGCGTTTATTCGAGGTACTTCGAGGGGCTATGCACGTTCTGGGCGATCCCACTCTTGCTGGTGATGGCCATGTTCGCGCGTCCGCCTAAGCTGCTTGCCTCTCAAGAGGAGCTAGAGCGTCATATCAGCCGGCACAGGAGGGCGCATGCTGACCACAATGGATAAGGCTTGGGTCGGGGGGGTCGTTGCCTTCATCGGCCAGTTCCTGCAAGCCAAGATGGGCTGGGCGTTCATCACACCGGAGTTGGTGGCGCTGGTGACCGGCGCGCTGGTGTACTGGGTGCCCAACAAGACGGCGGCGCCGGCAGTACCGCCAGCCGAATGAGCCGCACCATGCAATTTGGGGCTGTGCCGGTGGAAGCAGTGCCGGAACGATTCTGTAAGGACTGCAAGTATTTTGACGACGCGGATAGGCTGGGCGTGTGCCATGCTCTGGACGGCCAGCCAAGCCCGGTGAGCGGGAAGACAATGGCCCATGGCATTCAAGCGGACACCATGCGGATGACACTGTGTGGCTGGCTACCTGCGAACCTTTGGGAGCGGAAGTGAGCCGCAACCGCGAGATAGCCGAGACGTTCACGGCGCAGTTCGATCCGCCGCCGCCGGTCGTGCAGACGCACCGCATCAACAATGTGCCGCACCGCGACGCGTGGCTGGCGGCGGTTTACGACGAGAGCGCGGGCGTTGGCATAACGGCGCACGTCTATGGCGGGCAGCTGCACGCATACATCGAGGTGCTGGCCGACGGCGATGTGGCAGTCGATGTTGGCAAGGTGATGGCGGCGACCATGGATCGCCTGAGACAGGATGCCAAGAAACAAAGTTCCACCGGCGCCGGGTCAGAACAACCGCTCGGCGAGCCGGGCTCAGGCCAGGTTGCGTGAGAAGGCCAACACCCAGAAGGACATGACGCCGCTGGACTACATGCTGCATGTCATGCGGAGCCCGTACTATCGGCCGGACATGCGGTTGGCGGCGGCCAAGGCGGCGGCCCCGTACATGCACCGGGTGCTGAAGTCGATCGATCTGTCGATAGGCGGCACGATCACGGTCAAGATCGTGGACTGATGGAGATCGAGCTGCCTGCCAACGGCTGGCGGGCCAGGCCGCATCAGCGCCAGCTGTGGGAGTACTTCAAAGGCGGCGGTACTCGTGCGATTGAGATCGCTCATCGCCGTTGGGGCAAGGATGACGTGGCACTGCACTTGGCGGCGCGCGCCGGGCACCTGCGTGTCGGCACCTACTGGCACATGCTCCCGGAGTACGAGCAGGGCCGCAAGGCGATCTGGAACGCGGTCAATCCGCACACCGGCATGCGGCGGATCGATGAGGCCTTTCCGCGTGAGCTGCGGTCGACGACGGACGAGCAGCAGATGTTCATCCGCTTTCGCATCGGCGCCACGTGGCAGGTGGTCGGGTCGGACAACTACAAGAGCCTGGTTGGCACGCCGCCGGTAGGTCTCGTCTGCTCGGAATGGGCCAAGGCGCATCCTGGCGTGTGGGCGTATCTGGCGCCGATCCTGGTCGAGAATAAGGGCTGGGCGCTGTTCATCACGACGCCGGAGGGGCGCAATCACGCGCACGCCATGTACGGCTTGGCGCGCAAAGACCCTGTCTGGTTTGCCGAGGTACAGACGATCGATGACAGCATTGCCGCGTGTGAAGCGGCTGGCATCGTGCCGTCGATAGCGCTGGAGGCGGTCGAGACGCAGCGCCGGGAGTACCACGCCATTTTTGGCGAGGATGCCGGCGATGCGCTGATCGAGCAGGAATACTGGTGCTCGTTCGAAGCCGCGATCCTCGGCGCGGTGTGGGGCAAGGAAATGGGCCGCGCCGAGCGCGAGGGGCGCATCGGCGAGGTACGTCAGAGCCCGTATCTGCCGTTTCACACGGCATGGGACATCGGCCTCGACGACCCGATGGCGATCTGGGTCTATCAGGTCGAGCCCGGCAAGTTGCACGTGGTCGACTACTATGAGTCGAGCGGCTACGACTTCGACCATTATGTAGATTGGCTGGAGGAGCGCGGTTACCGCGGCGGCATCGATTGGGTGCCGCATGACGCGCGCCAGAGGGTACCCGGCAGCGGCTCTGGAAACGGGCTGGCGCGCACGCGCATTGAGACGCTGATCCGGCTGGGCCGCAAGCCGCAGGTCGTGCCTGACCACAAGCCGATGGATCGTGTGAGCGCGGGGCGCAAGACGATCCCCGTTGCGCGGTTCGACGCGGCGCGGTGCGCAAAGGGCCTGGAATGTCTGCGGTCATACAAATTCGAGTGGGACGAGAAGCTGCGCACCTTCTGCAAGGTGATCAAGCACGACTGGTCGAGCCACGGCGGGGACGCCTGGGGGCACCTGTCGGTGGCGTGGCAGTACCCGTCGCTGCGGCCGAAGGAAAAGCAGGAAGGCCTGCGCGGTGCCGAGGCCATGACGGTAGACGAGATGTTGCGGCACTTGCGGCCGAATGTGCGGGTGGGCGCGTGATGCCGCGGCTGCAGCGGCTGGAACACGCTGGTCACGCCGGGTGGTTCTTGGGCGGGGGGGCTGGGGGCGCCTTCTCCCTCATCTCCCTCTCCCCGACCGGTCTATGGCTGCCGGAGCCGGCAAACCTCTTTGAGGACGAGGAGGGGATAGGCACTATAACCGCCACGGAAGCCGTGGGGTACATGGCCGACCTGGGCAGCGGGGGCAACCACTTTACCCAAGCAACGGCTGCGGCCCGGCCCACCTATCAGACCAGCGGCGGGAAGCATTGGCTGCAGAGCGCGACAAACGATTTCATGACGAACTCGCGGTCGGCCAGCCAGCCAATCGAGCGCGTCTCGGCGTGGCGCATTCTGACGCTTGCGGGGGCTACGGATTTTATTGGTGGTGGCGTTGAAGGTAATTTCACAGCTCTCTACGTGAGCGCCGACGAAACAGAGATCAGAATATATGCCGGCACCGAGCTGGCGGGCCATGCGGTTCCAGCGCAAGATGTGGATTTCGTCGTCACCGAACGCCACAACGGGGCGAGCAGCAGGATCGCCGTGAACAATGGGGACTATGTGACGGGCGATGTCGGCGCTGGCAACCCGACCGACATGACCTTGTTTGCCGGATCGGCCGGAGGCGGTCAATTCATTGTCGCCCGCTGCTACGGAGTGTTCGAGCGCGTCGGCGCCCCTTTCTTGACAGATGCGGAGATCGCCCTTCTCCGCACTGACTTCGCCGCCCGCTGCGAGAACCCGCCGCTGTGACCTATCTCGCCGCCAAGCAGGGAAGGGTGCTGTAGCCGTGGCCGTCTACACCCCTGACCACGCTGAGGCAACGCCAGATGACGGCGATCCCAAGGCCAAGCAGGCCGATCTCGCCGCGCGCTACTGGCGCGAGATCGAGCGGTATGACCGCGTGGCTGAGTCGTGGCACGAGACCGGCAAGCGGATCACGAAACAGTACCGTGACGAGGACCGGGCGAAGCAGGGCAGCGAGAAGGCCAGCACGTCGCGGCGGTTCGCGCTTCTGTGGTCGAACGTCGAGACGCTGAAGCCGGCCGTCTACGCCCGGCTGCCTGTAGTTGTGGTGTCCCGTCGCTACAAGGATGAAGACCCGATCGGCCGCGTCGGCGCTGAGCTGCTGGAACGCGCGTCGAACTGCTCGGCCGACCTGTACGGCTGGGATGAGACGTTCCGTATGGTGCGCGACGATCGGCTGCTGCCCGCTCGGGGCCAAGCGTGGGTGCGCTACGAGGCCTCGTTTCAGGACGTGCCGGGCAAGGGCGCGGAAGGCCAGGACGGCTACGAGGCCGGCTATCAGAAGGTCTCCGGCGAGAAGGTCTGTGTTGACCACGTGCACTGGTGCGACTTCGGGCACAACGCCGCCCGCGTCTGGGCCGCCGTGTGGCTGGTCTGGCGCAAGGTGCACAAGACGCGCGCCGAGGTGCGCGAGCGGTTCGGCAGCGAGGTGGCCAAGGCGCTCACGTACAATGTCAAGTCGCCAGGGGACGGTGATAAGGAGGAGTCGGGCGAGCTGAAGGCGTGCCTGTACGAGCTGTGGGACAAGCACCGGAAGCGCATGTGCTTCGTCGCCAAGGAATACCAGGGGCTGATCGACGATGACGAGCCGCCGCTGGAGCTGCACAACTTTTTCCCGTGTCCCGAGCCAGCCTATGGCACGAAGACGGCTGACAGCCTGATTCCGCGGCCGGACTATTGCTACTACCAGGATCAGGCCGAGGAGATCGACGATCTCACCGCCAAGATCGGCGAGCTGACAGACTGGCTGATCATCAAGGGGTTTATTCCCGGCGGCCCGTCGAGCGATGGCACGGATGCGATTGAGCGCTTGCTGCGCGAGAAGGGCAAGTCGATCCTGGTGCCGGTCGAGAGTTGGACCGGGTTCACGGAGCGCGGCGGCTCGCGCCAGATCGACTGGTTGCCGCTCGACATCGTGTTGCAGGCTCTGCAAGGGGCGATCGAGTCGCGCAAGCAGCTGATTCAGGACGTGTATCAGATTACGGGCATTTCCGACATTTCGCGCGGCGAGACGGACCCTGACGAGACGCTGGGGGCGCAGCAGATCAAGATACAGACCGGCTCGCGGCGGGTGCGCAATACCAAGGATGAGCTATCCAGGTTTGCGCGGGATACCTACCGGATCGTGTGCGAGGTGATCGCCGAGAAGTTCCGCCCGGAAACGATTGCGGCGATGACGGGCTACAAGTACGTGCCTGGGCAGGTGATTGGCATGCGTAGGCCGCCGATGCCGGGCCAGATGCCGATGCCGGCACCGGATATGTCGCAGCCGGGAATGGGGGGTCCTGGGCTGGCAGGCCTGACCGGGGCTCCTGCCATGTTGGGCGTTAATCCATCGGGAGCGGCTGAGACATACCCACCGAGCGGCGGCGGTATGGGCCAGCCGCGGACGCCGCAGATGCCGCAGGGCGCACCGGGCGGGCCGCCGCCGGCGATGCCGGAAGCCGACCCGATGATCTTCGACGATCAGGTCATGCAGCGGCTGCGCGATGACCGGGTGCGGGCCTATTC